ATAATCTGCTGCCTTAGTAATCTTTGATTGAACCCATGCTTCTAAGTTACCCTCACCCTTTCCAACTTTCATATTAAGTCTCTTAACGGCATCAATAATATTTTTTAGTTCAGATCTTGCCATTGAATATTCTTCGTCCTTGATAGAAACCTTATCCCAGGCTTTTTCGCCATAAGAGCACTCGGATCTGGTTTCTTTTTTATCGCACAAGGGGCAATATCTCATTTCCTCGCCACCATGAGATTCCTTTACATCCTTAAATTTTTTGTGTTGTTTCTTTGCAGATGCTTCCATTTTTTTAAGTCTAGTATAGTAGTCTGGAATTTCATCAAGATGTTGGAGAGCAATATCTCTAGCCAATTTATGATCTTTAGTGTGCTCGTGCTCAATAGGTTCACCCATATCAAGTTGCTTCTGTATAAAAGAAACCTCAAGACGATGTTTCTTTGCTATTTCTTCAACTGTTTTATGTGGTTTGAACTTAGACATTATTATGCGTTTTTAATTCTATTTATTCTCATCTGGAAGTTGGCTTTTTAAGAATTTTGATAAATCCGCAGTTGATCCAACGAAAAGGGCATTAGTTACATTAGTTGGACCCTTCTGCTGTTTTTCTTCCATAACCTCTTTCATTTTTTTCTGAAGATCCATCAGTTTTTCTGTGGCATCAGAAACATTTTTAATTAACTGACCAGCAACTTCATATGCTCTTGGCATTTCACTTTCTTGCGCTAATTCAAGAATACCATTAATTGCTTCTTGACCCTTTTCTATTATTGAATATAAATTTCCCCTAGAATACTCATAGTCCTTTCTAATGTCATCAACGGATGAGGACATTTTTTCTATTTTCTCCACTTCCGATTCAACTTCAGAGTGAACAATAGAAACCTCTTCTGGTTCTGTGTTAAATGTTTCGTTAAGCTTTTCGAATTTTTTAGACATTTTCATAGTTAAAATAGTGAACCAGTGAATCCAAAATCATCACCAGGTTCTATTAGAGCATCATCCTGAGAATCTATAATGTAAATTTCAGATCCTTGAACGTGATCTGTCAAACTAGTATTGTATAGAGATCTAGTGACAGTGACTTCTTTATTGGAATCATTTACCGCTTTAATTTGTAGTGTTTCCCCATTTATATCAATCAGTTGATTAACTTGTAGACCGACTGTACTCTCCACTGTAATTTTAGAGTCTTCTGTCTCAACATTTTTTGCCAATCTTGTTATAGAATTTCCTGTATAATTCTTGACTGCTTTTGGTTCGGATGAATAAGTGAGATCTCTGTTCGCACCTCTCGTATCTCCAGCAACAAATCCAAGAGAAACCTTCTTGATAATTTCTCCAGAAACATCTGCGCCAGTGACTGGACCGAACAAATATGTTTTTGCGGTAAATCTAAAAGTATAAATTAATGCTCTTCTAGTATCAAAACTACCTTCATAATCATCCTGCATACTAATATTCTCTAACACAATTGGAATGTCTCTTTTTTCACCAATGGTGTCTAATAGATTAACGCTAACTGTATATGAGGGTTGAAAGTATGGTAATATTTGCTCAACTATTTGTAGCATATCATCATTTAACTTAGTCATAACACTAAGTTCAAAATCCATATTGTATGGAACTGGTAAATATGTCTTTCTTACTTGAGTATTGTCATCAACTAATGTGCTAAGAAAAGATTGTGTTTGAGATACTTTTCTTGTTGAATCATAATTTAAACCAATAAATTCAAATGACATTCTTGGCAATGTTATTTGAACTGGTTTATTTAAATTTGGTTGTTGCTCTAGTCTTGCTAAGAACTTCTGAGTTGGACCATATGCTAATGGGACTTTGACCACAGAAAAAACATCATCAGAATCATTTTTTCTTTTTATGGTTATTTCATTGAACAAAGAACCAAATGCTATAATGGTTCTTCTCAATATTTCGTGGTAAAAATATTCAAACATTTTAGGTACTTTTAATTTTTAGGGATTGCCAAATGGATTTCTTTCACTGAAATCTATTATTAAATCTGCTTCTTCTTCTATTTCGGAATTTTTGGCAAATTTATCAACAACGTTGTCAGTATTTATAATTTGTAATGTGTAGTTTGCTCCAGACTTTTGTCCTGTTATAGTTTCTCCTGGAACAAAAGAACCGGTTATTGTTGCTACTTGTAAAACTTGAGTGGCAGCATCCCATTTTCTAACCCTAGCAGTAACCCCACTCACACTACCGACAACAGACTCGTTTGAAAAATATGTTCCAAATCCAGTCAAAATTGGTGAACTAAAAACTATCTGCGGTGGTGAAACATAGTTTAATCCAGCATCAGTTATTGCGATTCCAATTATTGATCCATTCTGAATAATTGGTTTACCATATGCTGGAAGTGAAGATACACCAACAAATGAGACAGTTGTAGATGTTGGGTATCCAGATCCGCCATTGGTTATTGATACAATTCCAACTATTCCATCACCAATAAAGCAAGTTGCTGCTGCTCCAGAACCCTTGCCACCTCTAAAAGTAATTTTTGGTGCGGTTAGATAATTGCGTCCAGTGTTTGTGATAGTAACACTTTGAACTCTTAAAAGATTTGGATCAGATTCGCAAAAATCAACAATCCCGCTGATCATCTGAGCAACACCAGTTGCTGTTGTTCCTGCCGATGGTGCTGCTCCAAATTGAACTGTTGGGGCGGTCTTATACCCAGAACCTCTATTTGTAATTTTGACTAATCTAACCCCACCATTTACCAGACCTGCAGTTGCTACAGCGGTTGATCCAAATCCAACCATCTGTAAAGTTTGTATATAACCTTCTTCCTCAATATTATCGTCAACATTATCTAATCCAGTATCAATTATTTCGTCTCCATATCTGAACAATTCACATCTCAGTTCATAGACATAATTTTTCTGTAGTTGATAAAATGGTTTTTCATGCTCAACATATTTTATTTCAAATAGGCGATCACCTAGAGGAAAATAAATTAAGTCTCCCTCTTTCGGTCTTGAATCTAATTTTGTATTAGCGGTTCTTTTAATCAATGGCGAAATATAAGACTCAAATCTTTCTCTTGAAATAATCAAAGTCAAATCATCTAGTTCTTGAATTCCAAATTTTGAAAGTATTGTTCCTTGTCCACCGTAACCCTCATAGGTATCAACATAAGCCTCAATTGGATATGCTGTAGTAAATTGAGATTCTATAACCTCTCTTATTACAGTTTTTTCAGTTACATACTCTCTAGGCAAATAATAAACTTCAACACCATAAATTCTTAACTGCTCATTAATGAGATCTTGAACTAAATTTTGTTCGCCACTAGAACCTTGTAGAAAGAATGGGTTAAGCATATTTTTTTACCCTATCATATCCAATGGAGGTAGTTCGTAAGTATTTGACATTTTCTCCATTAAATCATCAATTTCTCTTTGTCCATCTTCATACATTTGTCTTCCATTAAATTCAATACCACCGGGAAGTTTAACTCCATTGAATTTAATTAAATTTTGCCCCCACTGTTTCTTTATCAGTGCAGTTAAATATTTTTTCAAAAATAAATCGTTCCAAACTTGATTGGATTCATTTGGATTTATTGCTCTATGGCAATCTATCACAAAATATTGATTTGTTGATAGAGTAGACCAATCAATATCAAGATATAATCTATCAGATCTTTTATTAAATCTTATTTGCTTTTGTGTAGTTAATAACCACTCCATATCTTCCAAATATCTTTTAACCATTGAATAAGTTAAAAGTTCAGTTGATCCCCAGTAGTAAATATCATTTAAAAATAATTGATACTTCACACTAAACATGTTGTTAGTGATAGAACTTGTGGAATCAAAATGAAATATTCTAGTAACTCCTATAACATCTGGTGGAACTTGTAAATAATTGCTATTCTCATAGAAAGTGAAAGTTGTCGCAGTTCCAACTATATTTGCTGTAGCAGAAGTGGATGCTATTCCAGGACCATTTGGTGGTTTTGCTCTACCCCTATCAATATCTTGTTGAGTAACTTTATACTTTAAAAAGGTTGGAGTTACGCCATCAAAGTGTCTATCCTGAAATAATTGGAGGGCGTCATCCACAAGATCCTCAATTTGCTCATCAGCAACATTTATCTCAAGAACAGGATATCCTAGTTTTCTTTTGCAATAATCTATTAGTTCTTGCCTTGTGGATGGTTGTGCCATTATAGACCTAGATTAGAGATTACTTCTTGTTGACTAAGATATAATTTAATATATGCCTTAGCATAATCCTTCAAAATTTCTGTATCATCTATACTATCTATATCTCTAGACAATTTCTCATATTCAAATAATTTAGACATACTTTCCAATGTAATTTTACTTGGGTCCATTTACAATCTCCTTCAACAAATTTTTAATCTCATTCAAGTCACCCCTTAGAGTATCTATTTGGTATTCCAAGTTAGATACTCTTTGCTCCTCCCGTAATTTAATCTCTTTCAGTTTCATATAACTTTTATATGAATCAATATCTAAATTGAGTATTGCATTAGTTTCAATATCTCTTGCCAAGTTTTCGTGGCCACTTACCTTTAAATATTTCATAATTTACTTATGCTAGTGAAATAACTCTTAGATCTCTCAATCTTGGTGGGAATGCTTGTGATGTTGAAGAAGCAACCAACTTGACAGCAAAGTATTTGAAACTTCCCAAGTTATCAATACTAAATTCATAATCTTTAAAGTAATCATTAGTATCGCCTTCAGAATATAGAGAGTTATTTGGAACTTTTTTATCAGAAAGTCCATTGCTGCTTGACAAATCGATAACTTCACCCGATTCTAACCTATTTGTATAACCAGGGAATGGATAGAAAATAGGTTGATCATTTGGATCATTTAGTGTGGCATATAATGCTCTTAGATCACTATACTGATTAATGTATGCGGATACAAGCAATTTCAATGAAGTTGCTGGAACCTGTAATCCAATTGGTTTTGAAACATAGACGAAAGCGGATGGATCATCAATAATACTGGAAACTCTGTTATCAGAAGCAAAGTCTGAAATAACACTGTTCACTCTTTGTGAAGTTAGATTTATGCCGACCCTATCCAAATCGATAGCGGGACTTAATCTATTATTTGATGTAACCAAATTCAATTTTAATTCAAATGACTTATTGTATGGTAGTTCATCCAGCAATTCTTCTTCATTAATTTTTGAGCAAATTATTCTTGGGGAAGAAAGATAATTCATTTGCCTGAGATTAATTCTTTCAAATCCTTGATCTATAAATGAAGCTTCGTTTCCAGAAACACTTGTTCCACTAACACTTCTCATTGATGAAATTATGGAAGTTCCTGGTAAACTAGTTGTGCTCACATTTGGTTCAATGATCTCATATTGAATATTTCTGGATATTGATATTGAGTTCCCTCCAATATTTTTGGTTTCTGGAAGATATAGTGCTGGGAAAACACCAGATCCAGTCCTGTCAGTCATAGTTCCACCTTGAGTACTCATATCAAGTCTTACTGTGAAATGATCCAATCCTATAGAATTTTCTACAGTACTATCTTGTAATAAATGAACCTTATTAATGCGTCTTAGTGAAATACCTTCAATTTCATACTTAAGCACCACAGCAAAGTTTGCCACATAATTTGTTTGGGGAGTGTTATCAATTCTTCTAGTTATTCCTGTTAGAGTTGAAGTACTTGGTACTATTCCAGTATAACTTATAATTTCCTCACCAATCTTAATATATCCAGGATTTGATGTGCTTACACCAACACCTTCGAAAGTTAATAAGTTGGAAACGTCAGAAACATTTATTGGTCCATTTTCGGAAGTTAAGTAGTTTTGTAGAAGTTTTATTGATGGTTTATCTGATTGTACACCCTTGATTAAAACTCTATTTGTGTTTGAATGCATTCCGTGGTTAGAAGCATTAACTCTCAAGTGTAAACCATCATTTATTACCTCAATTCCATTATTTGAGATAAAGACATTTCCTGAAGTTCCATTTAGATTGGTGGAAACTCCAACTCCGCCAACATCAGTTAGATAACTCAAAGTCTTTCCGACACCAGTTTCAAACTCTCCCTGAACGTTGTCAATAATAAGTTGATTTACTGAAGATATTCCAGTAATCGATAGGAGTAGATTTCTTCCGAATGGTCCACCGACTTGATCGACTCTGACAACTTCTCCAACTTCATATCCAGATCCACCACTAAAAATAGTTGCGGCAATAGCGACTCCATCTCCACTGCTACCTCTACCTATTGTAATGTCGGCAGTAGCATCTAATCCATTACCAGTGACTGATATGAGTGGAATACTGAGATATGTAAGGGCACTTCCATCCGAGGGGGTATAACCAATTCCTGGGTTTACTATGGTAAGTCTACCTGATGCTGATCCAGTTTTTCCGACAAGATTTCCTCTTGCGTTTGTTCCATTCTGTAAAATTGTATTTCCAATATTTACATTGGCATCTGATAAATTAGTTGTTAGACCAACTCTAATTCTTCTTGAATCAACTTCAATCGAATTTGATAATAATCTTGAAATTTGATTATTATTTTCATTTAGTTCTGGACTAAAGAAGCTAACTGAACCCTCGGGTTCAAATATCGCACTATATAATGTGAACTTCAGATCTTCAAACTGACTTGCTGTCCATGTGGAAGCATTTTGGGATTTGAATAGAACACCAATTCTACTAATATCTGGCTGCGAAGAGACAACAATTCTTTCTGATTCTGGTCTGTTTCTAGTTGATATGTCAACTTCACCTAATTGTGAAATCCAAGCAAAATATTCAGTTGAATCAGATCTCAACACAATTGCGTGTTCACCGCTACTAAGATAAACAGGTGCATCAAATTGAACATTTGTTGCCACCGAAGCATCATCGGAAATTTCAATTTGATCTGGATTTAAAATAATTTGACTGAATGGATATATTTCTTCAGTAGGTACTCCCAGTCTCATTGGTCTCAATTCAACAACTACAGGAAGGGATTCATCCTTTGATTGGAAGAACAAATCAACTGATGTTACAAATCTTCCATTGGGATCTGAAATAACAAATGATTGTGCCAATGGATCAATATTCCCCTTCTGAGATCCTGAAGGAGCTTGTGATTGGACTCCCTGCCATTGTAAAACAACTATACCATTTCCACCAACTCCACCATTTCCACCTCTGACGCCTCCTCCGCCGCCGCCGCCGCGATTTCCACCATTTCCTCCTGCTGTATTTCCACAATCTGGTCTGCCACCTGTTGCACCGCCTATCTCCCCAACTCTTGCTCCACTTCCACCTTGTCCTCCAACTGGATTACAATCTTTTGTAGTATCAGTTTTAGCCGCTGTTCCGGCAGAACCACCTCTACCGCCTCTAGCTTTGTTATTGTCAAATTTACCTGTACCGTCTTCTCCTCCAGGAGAACCCCCTTCCCCGCCAGCATTTTTCCTACCACCTTTGCCTCCAAAGGCTTTTACCAAATCCTGAACCCCTCTTGAAAGTCCACTATCTCCACCATTTTTTCCTCCATTATCATTTTTAGTACCTCCAGCTCCACCCCGTCCTACGAAGACAGTTAAATCATCAAACGGTTTAAATTTACCGCCAGTAACAGTTTCTTTCTTATATCCACCACCGCCGCCGCCACCGCCGGCATCTACTCCATTGCCACTATCAGTGCCACCACCGCCTCCAGCACCTACAGCAATAACGGTTATTGAGGTAACTCCCTCGGGAACTTTAAATACCGTGTCTGTAGTTGGTTCAGTAAATATCTTAAATAAGGTTACTCTTGGGGCTTGTGTTGTTGGTGGGGGTGTTGGTTGGGTTGTTGGTCTTGGTGTTGGTGCAGGTGTTGGTGCGGGTGTCGGTCTTGGTGTTGGTGCAGGTGCTGGTGGTGGTGTTGGCCTTGGTGCTGCTGTCGGTGCCGGTGTTGGCTCAGGTGTGGGACTAGGTGGTGGTGTAGGTGTTGGAACAGGTTCTGGGGGTGGGGGTGGGACTGGTAGTGGTAAAGGAACTGGAGCTGGTGTGGGTGCTGGACCTAATGGAATTCTTTGTGGTGGATTAGTTATTGTTTCAGTTGCTGGTACTGTTTCAGTAACTGTAGCAATTTCTTTTTTGAAATTCCTTATAGTTCCTACATTCTCTTGAGTTGTGTTTATGGTTCCTTGAGAGAAGAAAGAATCTTCTGCCAAGGAAACTAAAGACCCCGGAATTACAATATTAGATCTATCTGTAGTTAATCTGAATATTTTTTCACCTGTTTCAAATTTTGGATTTGTTGCGACATTTGGATTTGGAACCCATAAAACTCCTTTAATATTTCCCGCAGAATCAGTAACTAATCTCACATTAGTTACTGTAGCTACAGCACCGCTACTTCTTCCAACTAATCTCATTCCCACATTGATATATCCATAGAAGTTTCCTACGGTTAGATCTGAAAGACTAAATGTATCAACATTCAGTATCGTAGATGATGTACTATATTCTTCTTGGAGTGGTTCTCTCGTATATACGTTTGTTTTATAAACGGATATTGGATTATTAAATGCTCCACTAAAATGGTTTTGCTTTGCTGCTCTAAATCTTATAAATGGTGTTGATGACTGTCCGTTAGATGATGGAACTTGTCCTTGATTATCAGTTTCTATTACTTCTCCAGTGAGAAAAGAACCACTAACCATTGAAATTTCAATTAATTTGGGTATTATAAAACTGGAAACATCTCTATTGTCAAAGAATGGATATACCCTAGTTGATGGTTTTAGTTTCTTTGATATAAATTCGATATTCCTAGATCTCAAATAAGTTGCAATTTCAATTTTTACGGTATTTTTACCGAATGTAGTGTTACTATCACTAAATGTTATTCTATTAGTTGTTCCAATTCTAGTTGAAGTTCCAACTCTTTCCGTTGCCGTAATTACATCTTGGAACCACTGACCATTTTCTTGGAATATTGCTCCCCTAGAAACTTCTCTGGTTGTTTGTGAGGTCCAATTAAATACTGGAGCGCCAAAAATGGTAGGAGCCCATCCAGTATTTGGATCGGGAGCTGCATTTAATGAAACAAATATATTATCTGTTTTACCCTCAACCAATCCAATGTTAACTTCAGTTTTTAATTCATCTAGCCAAATATCGGAAGATGGATTTAAATCCAGAACTCCTTTGAAGAAAGTTACGAGATATGGAGTTACATTTTCTACACGAGTAGCAAATGGTTGTCTAATTTCTTCTGTTTGGGAAAAATCTAAAGTTAAAAGACCCTTTCCTGTGGAATTTGGATTTAAAGATCTTACAACTCCACTTCCTATAATAGTTCCACTGAATCTAGAATCTTCACCTTCGGAAAGGTTTATGAGACTTCCATTATTGTTTAATAAACCTAGACTCAAATCTATAGATGTTTGATAAACTGATGTTCTAAGCTCGGAAGTGTCTTTTTTAACTGAATTTTTAAATATTGATGACTTATATCTTTCATTACTGTATTGGAGATCTGTTGTTGTGAAGTCGTCAACAAAAAATCCAGATTTAAATCTTTCTAGACCTAAATTATCTTTAATTTGCAGAGATGATGTGCTAGTTTCTAACAGTGAAAGTGATGTATAATACTCTAGATTTTTAATTCTATCCTCTAATTGTTTAATATCACTCATTCTATATCTTTTATTTTCAGTTAGCTTTATTGAAGCTGACTGAGTATCACATAAGTACGCAGGTAAAGTTATTGTCGCTACTTCAACCGCACCATCTATTGGAACTGCTGGCAATGGAGTATCTGAAGGATCTCCTAATCTAACCCTTATTTCTCCATCTTTGGTTAAGAAAATTTTATCTATTCTCGGTAGATAATATGAATAATCCACAACGATAGTTTCGTCTGGTACAAGTAAAGACAAACTATCATTCGAAGAATTTGTCAAACCTCTCCCAAAGAATTCGAATGGGGATCTTGAATTTTCTGATGGGGTGTAAGTCGAAACTCTTGGCCTCGAATCCAAAAGATTTAAGTTTGAAATCTTATTAACACTAGGTACATTACAATAATCAAAAAGTTCATATGAATTTTTTGTTATAATATTTCCAGTGTCGGAATCATTAAAAAATGCTCTTTCAAATACAATCTTTATCTTTCTGTTTGGTTCTTTAAAAGTTGATTTTCTAATCAACCTCGAATAGTCATATAAAGATCCTCTTTGTCCATTATCAAATGTATATCCTGAAGTGATATTTGCAGATCTGTCTGAAATAACTTCAGTTAGAATTCCTCGCACTCCAGATTCTTTAAACTCAATAGTTTCTCCAACTAGGAAATTGGAAGTATTATCTTGAACATATTCAAAAGTTCCTGCTGCAGCAGATAGTTTCTTGACAACTAGTCCAATCGCTCTACTTTCCGAACCTATAAATTCTTCACCAACAATTAAATCCTGAATGGTTTGAGTTGCACCGCTTAAATCATTTACGGCAATTGTGGGTAGAACCGGATCTTCAGTTGAATTTGACTGAAAAACTCCATAAACCTTCGTAATATCTGGATATAGCAAACATATTTCGTTATCTTGAACTCTGGTTCCGTAGGCATAGTTTCCAAAGGTCAATCCATCATTTAATGTAGTCTCTCCAGCACCTACACTTACTCCAGATCCCTCATACTTTGACTTATCTATTACGATAGTTTGTACTTTATTTTTTAATTTTGTTTTACTTGAGATTCTATTAACCTTCACTGTTGCGATTAAAGTCGCTGCTCCATTCACAGGTAAGTTGCTTAAAGTCAACTGCCTAGAATTGAGAGCTAAATTTGAAAAATTATTTTCTGATATTGGAACTATAGTACCGCTATCAGTCACTAATGAATATCTTTCTTCATCAAAAGAATCAAAGGATTGATTTGGTGGTAAAGTTGGAGTTATAAAAATTCCAGAAGTTATAGTTCCACCAAATTGTCTCTTGATCTTAACTTGAGATGCTGAAAGGTCAACATCAGAAATTTTATCTTTAGGTAAAACAGTATACAAAGTATCACTCTGAGAATTTTGATACTTTGTTTCTAATATCGCAAGATTTGATAAAGTTTGCGCTGATGTTGGAAGTCGTCCTTCAACAACTCCACTAATAGTAGTAACCCCGACTACAGTTATATCATTTGCTCTAGATGATATAACTCTAGCATAAGTTAATCTATTATTTTGCGGATTTACAAATGCTACAATATCATTTTTAGTTGTTAATTTAAAGAATTCAACTTGCGGTGATGATATTGTGCTTACACCCGAAAGTGATGAAAAAGCAGTGATACTGACAATTCCTACTGATTGCTTAAGATCTTGAATTACATCTGCAGTAAAAGTTCTGCCAGATCCAACATTTGAATATACTGATTTTACGTTATTAACCTTATAGTCAACTACTATTGTAGTTACTCCAACTCTTTCTGAACCATCAAATATTAATTTTTCACCGGGAATAAAGGTTCCGTTTGTATTATATGCTGTTATGATTCCAGAATTTACAGTGTCAAATCTTAAAAATCCAGTAGCTCCACTCGACTTTCCTTTGATTTGAGTTGGTACTTGTAGTGAAATTGGTTCGTTATAATAAAGTTCAGTGAATGTCTGAATGTCGAATAGAGACAAATCCCATTGATTGCTTTGTAATAAACTTGGATCAAATCCACCATTTTCTAAAGAAATATCATAAACTCTAGCAACTCCAATTTCTTTACCTGGAGATTGACTTCTAGAAGATCCAACTCTTTCATCTCGCAAACTAATATAAGTGGTGGTTGAAAATCCTATATTAGGCAATCCATATAAGTTGTTAACTTTTAAAGTTGATCCGGTATTATATGGAATTGCTTGATTTGTTATGGTTTTTGTTGATCTTGGTTTAGAGAAATCTACAAATTTAGTTCCTGGAACAGTAACTTCAAATCCTTGTACATATGCTTTACCCGGAGAAATTTCATATACTCCGAGATCCTCAGTAGCAATATTTCCATTAAACGTTGTTGTATTTTCTTTATAAACTCCCTGATTACCCTTATTATTATCTACAGCATCTTTAATTGAAACTTTAAATGGATTTACATAGTAATTTCCAGACTCATCAAACGTTCTTCTGGCCAATTCATCACCAATTACATTAAACTGAAAATCTTTGGTTGCAGTTTGAATGTTTCCATTAGCGATGGCAAAAAGTACGATAAAGTCTGATGGGTATATGCCATCTATCGACAGTTCTCTTTTTTCTAATTTTGCGGTAATTTTTAGTCTATCAGCACCTGGTGCGGAAAAATTTAAAAATCCTCTTGAATTATCATTTAGAGTTTCATCGTCATTTGATGTTATTATCTCTTCAAATGCTCTTAATCCAACCGCACAAGTTGGATTGATTTCTCTGGATTCCAATATTACTAGTTGTTCGGGAACATCTACAAGGAATCCTTTTATAAAGAATACTCCCTTTTGAATTCCATAAGCAGAACCAACCACCGCAGCATTGGATTGCTCAGTAAATGCAAAACCGGATCCTGCTGGAATTGAAGATACCCCTTCTTCAGTAAATGGAATATCTGAATTTGCTATTAGGGTCTCGCCGTCAAAAAAAGTATTTAATGCACTTTCTGAAGAAGAAGACGACTCTCTATATGCCACATAGATAATCGGACTTCCTGTTGTATTTTCTGGGTCCGATGCGCTCAAAACATATCTAACTGATGCGGAAACGTTTGAATTGCTTCCCGTTATAATTTTTCCAATTAAATTCTGTAGATATGATTCTACAGGTATTCCTTGATATGTCTTTTGAACTCTTATGCCAGTAAATGCGTCAAAATATGTTCTTTGTCCACCAGTAACTGCGGATCCTTGCTTTAAAATGTTAGATCCAAGTTGCTCAATCTGATTTTGTAAAATTGATTGAGTAGTAGTTAATTCCCGTGCCTGTACAGGATAACCTGGCTTGAAAAGAACTTTATAATAGTTCTTTTCTCTGTCGAAATCATCAAAATATGGAGAAACGTTGAGATTAGTATCTTGTGGCATAATTCTTAGAATTGCAAAATAATTTTAATATCTTCTTTTTGATTTAATGAACGAGAAATAGAAGGTCTATTGTCAACGTAAATTATTTCCCCAGAATAATATTCGACTTCGGGGTTTGATAATCCATTTTGGAAAGTTTGTCCCAAATAATACGTATTGTTATTTATGGCCAATGTGTCGCCAGAAAAACTTGAGTCAACAGATCCCGAAGTTGTTCCAAAATTTATAGCATTTAGGGAATTGAAGGGAACAAAACCTATTCCATAAGATGGTGTTGGATTTATAAATCCATCTGTTGTAAATCCAACTTGAGTTCTATCTTGCCAATATTTTAATACTCCAGTTGGTTTATCATAAGAAACAACTCTTCCTACAGCAGTGACTCCAACTCCAACAGTTTGAGTAAAAAAGGTATTTTCCCTTACAGATATTAACTCATTATCTGGAGATTTTATTTTTATAGCTCTAACAGCACTTGCTTTATTTTTATTTAATTCTGAAGTTGAATCGTAAGATAGTGGATTTTGAACTATTCCTATTCTGGCAATTTTGTTATTAAGAACAAAATCAGGATCTTGAACATCATTCTCTATTCTAGAGTAAATTAGAACATTTTTTGCTCCAAGTTCTCTGTAAATATCCGATCCGTGACCACCTTTTGGTGGTATGACAACATCAAATTGTGGTGGGTTCGATAAACTTAATCCACTATTTTTTAAATCAACAATACCATATGTATATCCCGATCCACCACTAGTGACAAAAATTCTTTCAACTTTTCTATCAGATCCAATAACTACTGCAGCAGTTGCTCCAGCACCATCACCCATTATGGGTATATTGCTGTAAGTTCCAGGAGCTCCTAAATCTAAACCAAAATTCTTTATTAAAATAGTTTTTAACTGTCCACTTCCACTGGATGGTAAAGCATTTTCCCTTACTTCTTTATAATCATTTGAAGTAAACCAATCAACTGGTACTGGAATATAGTTTGTAGAATCAAATTTTAAAACTTCGCTGGGTTTGATGGTATACAGATATTTCCAAATATATCCATCTCCACTTGTACCTGCCGCTCTCGGTTCCAAATCAACAAAGGTTGGTTCATCTAATGAAGGTCTTCCCTTTGTGTTTTGAGGATCATAACCATTATTTAAACAAATATAAACTCTAAAATCTTTATTGATTACATAATATCTCGCGGAATATAGACTAATTGCCTCAGTTGCAAATGATGGATTATCAATGTCAATATTATTATGATACATGTCATAAGTAGTTCCAGACTGCCAATTATATCTTCTCACAACAGGTCTTACATCTTCAGAAGATATCTTTTTCAAGGAAAACATAGTTTCCCAAATTTTATTTTCTTCATCAAAAGAATCCCTAAAAGCTGGGGGATTTGTATTCCAGTCTGGAGAATACTCTTCAGAATTTGAAAGCCCCGTAAACAAATAATAATTATCTCTAGATGTTTTAATCCTATCAATAAAATCTAGAGCGGTTGATATTCTAAATTGATCAGTTATGATTGCTGACATTTTTTTTGTTTTATTCTTCTATTTATTGGAATTAAGGAGCGAGAGTAATATCGGAAAATCTAATGGTTCCGTCTGTTCCTCTAACTTTTATTCTTAATTTAGTATTAGATATTAATTCAAATGTCAATTGAGAATTTTGTGGTGAAGATGTAGTTCCCAATCCAACAGTAGATATTCCACTTATTAAAGCATTGCCTACAACATATAATGATGATGTTGGATTTGTGGTTCCAATTCCAACATTACTGGTAAATGTAGAAACTCCAGTAACACTTAAAGTTTCTAATGAGGTATTCCCTTTAACGGTAAGTTTAGAAGTTGGGTTTGTGGTTCCAACTCCAACATTTCCTAGAGAATCTGTTGAAATTACTGTTTTTGCAACACCAATGTTAAGATCAGTTCCATTTCCCAAAGACGAATAGATTTCATTAAAATTTGAGTTTACTTTGCCGGCTCCTGCCAGCAAAGTATCACCATTTCCATCATTGGGATTAGTTCCAGTACTAATTAATAACTTAGACATTTCTAAAGATCTTTTTAGTATTTATTATATGTAGTTTCTATATCTGAGGGGATTAAATCTTTCAACGGAAGAATTTGTCGATAATCCAGCAACACCATTAATTGTGTTTGCGATAAACTCAATTGGATTTTTTCTTTGTGGAACTAAGATTCTTCCCCAACTATATTGCCCGTAAATTCTACTATCCAATCCAAGATTATCATATGTATTTAAATTAGAATCAAAAGTAATAAATGTGGAATCAAAAGAAACTATGGTAGGAAATTCAACAGTTGATAAATCCTGAACTCTTGTTCTAACTCTTGTTACATAAGTAACTCCAACTCCAGGAATATTTCTTTCCAATAAAGATTTATCAAATACTTGGTATATATTATCGAAGCAAGTTGTTCCGATTCCAATCAGATTTCCATCATTTGTTAATGATGTTGATCCATCACCAAGATTAGAATTTCTGATTGTAAAATAATATCCAGTTTGAATTCCACTTATTGAAATTGGGGTATTATCTACTTCACCGTCTCTTAATGGGGAATTGTAAGGAATAAAGAAGTCCATATAGAAATATGAACCGGTAGTTCCCATGCCAACAACTTGACCATAATCTCCTTCGTAAGAAACATTGCTAATGAATTCGGATTTTGTAATTGGTGTTGATATTAAGACTAGAGGTGGATCTACAGAAGTTACTCTAAAAATAATGTTTTGAGTCAATAATGTGTTTCTAAGGTCATTGCTAAGATTTTTATTATCAAATTGATCAACGAAAATTTGATCACCAACAACATATCCATTTCCCTTATCAATTATTTCAATGTAGTTTACAATATTCTGCTCTATTCCAATGTTTACTGTTGCTCCTTCACCGATTCCAGTTGAGGACTTTAATTTTGCTCTATAGTAAATGTTATTTTGTTTTGATGTTGTTATTCCAGGTGGGAATCCTGATCCATTGGAAATTAATTGAATTCGAGATATTGGTCCATATGTATAACCAAATCCAGGATTCGTCACTGTTATAGAAGTAACACTTCCACCAGATATTGCTGCAGATGCTGTTGCTTTAAATGTAGATCCTATTCCTATTGGATTTTGTATAGTTACGGATGGGGCACTTTCATATCCCATTCCACCATTACTAATATTAAATGATGTTATTGTTCCCGAAGATGAAACATTACAAGTTGCCGCAGCGGAAACTAGAATATTTCCAGATGTTATCTCTATCTTATTAGTGTATACTATTGTGGTATTCTCATCATACGAATTGAACAAATTGCGAACAGACTCTACAAATATTTCAGATGAAGCAACACCTACTGTTTTTATAATATTTGTAGTCGGTGTAATTAATGGTTCATAAGATTCTCTATCTTTAGAAATTTTATTTCCATTAATAATTTTATCTTCAGATTGTTTACACCAGATGACAGGTCTAAATACGGAAGAATTTATACCAACTCCAGAATACAGACTGGTCAAAGCGCGATCGGATGATACTATTTCAGTGATTCCCCTCTTATTCTGTCTCAAATTAGAATCATCACTAGTGAGTATTATGTCATCTCCAATTTTTATAGTTTCAAGTATATCAATAAACGCAACATCAACTGATGATGTTCCCTTATAGAATAGAATATAAGATTTATCCCCAAATTTTGGAGCTTCTTTGAATCTTATAGTGCTGCCACCAGTAAATGTATAAGATTCATCTGGAATTTGTATGACATCATTAATTACGATTAATAGTGTTGCTTTGATATCAATATTAGAACCTCTTCTAGAACGAATTGATACATTGTCTCCATTCAATCTTAGTGGGAATCTAGTTCTAGATCCATCAAACAATGAATCGAAAGGATCTAAGATATCAATATCACCTACAGACCATGCAGAAAACTTATCATTATAAACTTGATCAACTGTTAATTCAAATTCTACAAAAGATTTTGATGGATCAGTTGAAATTCCCAGTAAGTTATCGCCATCAGTAGATATAGTTAAAACATCTCCCTTCTTATAACCACTTCCTGAATTGAACAAATCAAATTCTAATATTCTATCTTGTCCAATTTCTATATTAACATAAGCATTTGTTCCAATTCCAACTCCATTTGGAGAACTGGCGCTGTATTTTAGTGGTATATTTGAATATGGAATAGGATCTTCAAATGTAATTACTGGTGGAGCAAATTCTTTTATCTCCACCGATGTTGATGATGATATTTCGTATGATGTTGTGCTTGATGTTGATACTAAAACTGAAGTTGATCCAATTCCAACAATTTCTGCTAGCGGTAGAATAGTTCCTATTCCAATGTAATCACCAATAACCACATTACTTAAAGATGTAATAGGTATTACAGTGCTGCCTATTGATACCACTGAAGATGTGGTTGTCGCATATTTTAATGGGAAATTAGTATAGGAAGATCCTGGGTTTGTAATATTGATATCACTGGAGATATATCCACCAATTGAAGTGGTAAATCCTAGATGTGTTGGTTCAGATAAAGATCTTGAAGTTACTATTCCAATATCAATCAGAGAGGAATTTGGATTATTCAGAGATACCGTTACACTAGTTGTGCTGGTTATTGCAGCATTAACTGTCGATCCAGTTCCAATTAAAACATAATTTGTTCCGAATCCAACTATGGATTGATTTTTGATTACAGATCCTACACTAATAGTATTATTATTTGAATGTGAAAGTTTTTTGAATAGAGAATTTCTATCATCAACAAAAATAGTTGTAGATCCGATGCTTATTGTTTGGGTTACTTTTGTTGGAATTTCATATTTGGGTGATTTTCTATATCCAGATCCCACGTTTCCAACAACAAGGCTTTGGATAGTTCCTGAAGAAGAAACAACCGCAGTAGCACCAGCAGCAACAAGAGGTTGATATCCAAATCCACCTTTAGATGAAACTGATAAAATTACTCCACCAACAGGAATATTGGTTACATTAATATCAATTGGATTTTGTTCTGTTCCCAATTTATCAAATAGCAGTGATGTTGTTTGGGAAGTTCCAACAAGTCTATAATTTCCTCTAGGATCAAATATTTCAGTTTTTTGTGGAATTTGGAAAATATCCTTTACAAGAACCACTACATTACTGGTTGATAATCCAGTTGCGTTTTGTCCATCAACTTTCAATACGAATTCTTCCTTTGTTCCGGTGAATTGGTCGGAAATATTATCAAATATGTAATTTTTTGAATATGTTTCTTCAGTAGAACCAATTGCGGCATTTCTTAAAAATACTCTTCCATGGAAACTTGAACTTGAAGTTATTCCAGTCCAATCAAAATTATCGGGAGATCCATCGGGATCACTTTCTGGTATTTTACCGAATGGTGCAGATTCAAAATAAATTTTATTTCCAATGATATTATAATTTCCAGAAATCTTAGTCACCAATTC